TCCATCGGATCAAACGTACTACGGTTATTTCAATGACTTTATGACGTACAACTCTGGTGATTGGACAATCACTACAACTGAAGCTGGTACAGGTAGTGCAACAGAAGCAGTTACTTCATCCGCTGGTGGAGCTTTATTGCTTACCAACGCAGCTGGAGATGACGATCTAGACTTCTTGCAGCTAAAAGGCGAAGCATTTAAACTTGCTGCTGGAAAAAGAGCATTCTTTTCAAGCAGATTTAAAGTAAGTGATGTTACTCAAAGTGATTATGTTATGGGATTACACATAACTGATACCTCTCCTCTTGACGTAACAGATGGTATTTATTTTATTAAAGCAGATGGAGCAGCAACAATTGATCTTGCTGTTGAAAAAAACAATACCGCTACTACAGCTTCAAGTATCGCTACTATGGTAAATGATACATTTATTACTTTAAGTTGGTTTATTGACCCAGATACTTCAAGCGTTCATTACTCTGTTAATAATGCAGAACCTTTGGTTCTTGCAGATACTAACCTTCCTAATGATGAAGATCTAACCATTTCATTTGGTATTCAAAATGGTGAAGCAGTAGCAAAAACTATGACTGTTGATTACATTAATGTAATGGTTGAAAGATAGGNGTAAGTAATGGCAGATGCAGTTACAACAACAACCATACAAGATGGTGATAGGATAGCTGTTATACAGCTTACTAACACATCTGATGGTAATGGTGAAAGTGCAGTCACAAAAGTAGATGTTAGTGCTTTACAGCCTAATAGCTCTGGTGGACAAGCTTGCACAGGCGTTAAGCTTGGCAAGATTGTTTATTCTACTTTTGGAATGAGTGTAAAACTTTTGTGGCACGCTACTACTAATACTATCTGTTGGGATCTTAATGCAGACTATACAACTGACGAAGACTTTACAAGCTTTGGCGGTATACAAAATACAGCAGCAGCAAGTGGAAAAACAGGAGATATAAAATTAACTACGACAGGCGCTGGAAGCGGTGACTCGTACGTTATAGTTTTAACTTTAATTAAAGATTACGCTTAATCTCAAGTGGCAACAGCTAGAAGAAAAGCTAAGCCTATAAGAAAAACCACTAAAGGCAAAGGAGCTAATTACCGCCCCACGAAAAGTGGGGCTGGTATGACTAAAAAAGGTGTTCGTGCTTATAGAAAGGCAAATCCTGGGTCTAAGTTAAAAACTGCTGTAACTGGTAAGGTTGCAAAAGGCAGTAAAGCAGCAAAAAGGCGTAAGTCTTATTGCGCTAGATCTCTTGGCCAGCTAAAGAAAAGTTCTGCTAAAACTAGAAACGATCCAAACTCAAGAATACGTCAAGCAAGACGAAGGTGGAAATGTTAAATGGCAGCTAAAAAGAAAACCAAAAAAGACGCTTGTTATCATAAGGTAAAGCGTAGTGCAAAAGTTTGGCCTAGCGCATACGCTAGCGGTAGATTGGTCCAATGCAGAAAAGTTGGCGCAGCCAATTACGGCAATAGCAAAAAAAGAGTAAAAAAAGCAATAGGCGGTAGTGTTCGTGGCCAGGGCGCTGTAATGACCAATAGACTAAGATAATGGGAAAAGAAACGCTTAGAGATTGGTTTTCTAAAAATGACGGTACGGGATGGGTAGACTGTAAAACAGGCAAACCTTGCGGTAGAAAAAAAGGCGAGAAAAGAAAGAGTTATCCAGCTTGTAGGCCCACCAAAGCACAATGTACTTCAGCTGCTAAAAAGAAAAAAGGACCAGCTAGGATTAGTTGGAAGAAAAAAACCAGAAAAAAATTATCAACAGGCGGTTCAGTTCGTGGTCAAGGAATTGTTATGACTAATAGATTAAGATAGAATAATATTATGACAAAACTTAAAAACCCAGATAAAGCTGATTTAAATAACGATAAAGAACTTAGTTCTTACGAAGAAAACAGAGGTATGGCTATTGAAAAAGCCATGAGAAAACAAAACCGTGTAAAACTTAATGGGGGTGGCTTTGTAGCTAAAGGTTGTGGAGCTGTCATGAATGATAAAAAGAAAGTAACAACTATAAGTTAGAGGCAATTATGACAAACAAAGATAAAATGAAGGCTAAAGAAGCTGCTAGGTTAAGTGCAAAAGTAAGACCAGATGCACCTGTAAAAGAAGATCGTATATATCTAAACATGCCTAAAAAGAAAGCTCCGGCTAAAAAAGCTCCAGTCAAAAAAACAACCAAAAAAGGTAAAAAATAATGGGAAAATATAATTCTAAAGGCGGCAAAAAAATGATGAAGTCTAAAGGTGGAAGTATCATGCAAAAATCCAAGGGTGGAACTATGATGAAAAAGTCTAAAGGTGGATCTATGATGAAGAAATCTAAAGGCGGTCCTATGATGAAAAAGTCAAAAGGTGGATCTATAGTAGCAGGTTTTGCAAATCGCAGAAGAGAAGATATTACCTAATTAGTGGCGTATTTATACAACAACATACCTCATTTTAAATGCTGGGTAAGGAGAGAGTACACCCATAATCATGAGAAACATCATGGTGAGTTTTTACACGCTATGGCGGTGGGCGTTACAACAATGCCAACTAGATGTTTAAGTTTTCATGTAATATTTACCGGAGAAGAATCTAATTGCGAAGATTGGGATGAGGGTAATATAAATGGTGGTGCTATGTGGGCAAGAATGCCAATTACAGGATTAGTTGCCGATACTCTTGTTGATGATTTTGCAAAGCCTATGGCAGTATATGACGCACAACCCTGGGATTGTTCTTCACACCATAATTCAGTATACGTTATAGATAGAGCTACGCCTTGTCCTTGGCTTGCAAAAATAGACGGTAAAATGTTTCCAGCAAAGTATTATTTTACGGTTGATTATGCTGAAAATGAAATTGCTGATGATCCAGCTCAACATAAAAGTAGTCATGTTTTAGAGCTATTAGACGCTGGTGAATGGACAGGAAATATTGTAGCTTTGCCAAACAATAGAGTGAGAGTTACGCATCCTGCTTGGTTTGTTACAGGAGAGGGAGCGCCAGACTTTAAACCGTCTCAACATATACATTACTCAAAATCTGATTTAGACTACACATTAGATGTAAACAGAGTTTTTGATAACCTGTATAACGAGGATGAATAATGACTGAACTATCAATTCAACAAAAAAGAAAACTTGTTAAAGAGTTGAAAGGAGCCTCAAGGCTTCATTTAAAACAAGCAAAACAAATAGAAAAATCTCTTAAAACACCAAAACGTAAAAAATAATGGCTACTTCAAACAGTACAGATTTTGAACCAAATGTAGCTGAGTTTATAGAAGAAGCTTACGAAAGATGCGGTTTAGAGCTTAGAACTGGATATGATTTAAAAACAGCAGTTAGAAGTGTAAATTTAATGTTGGCAGAATGGGCCAATCGAGGCTTAAACCAGTGGACAATAGAACAAGCTACACAAACCGTTACTCAAGGCACTACCGAATACACACTTAACGCTAACATAATAGATATTCTAGATGTAGTGGTTAGGAGAACGGTTAATAATGTTCAAACAGACATTTCTATNAGCAGAGTTGGTAGATCTGAGTANTTAAACATACCTAACAAAGAAACACAGTCTAGACCAACTCAGTATTTTTTAGATAAATCAATAGTTCCAATATTAAAAGTATGGCCTGCGCCAGAAAATTCTACAGATATTTTAGTATTTAATAAAATTGTAAGAATGGATGATGCAGATGCTGCAACTAACAATATAGATATGCCTTTTAGGTTTTATCCTTGTTTTGTTGCTGGGTTGTCTTACTATCTATCTTTAAAAAAAGCACCACAATTAACACCACAACTAAAAGCATTATACGAAGAAGAATTCAGAAGAGCTGCTGATCAAGATGAAGATAGGGCATCTTTTAGGATAAGACCAAGTATTAGGATGCATTAAAATGGCTTATGCTCTTGGTAAATTTGCTTTAGGTTTATGTGATAGATGTTCTTTTGAATACAAACTTAGTGAGCTAAAAGAAGAGTGGACAGGTTTTAAAGTTTGTTCTAGTTGTTATGAACCAAAACACCCTCAACTAGAGCCAGAACCTCATGTTGCA